TTTTTTCTAAAATAAGTTTTTTGTCATCTTTCTTATCAACTATTATCATATTGTCTTTTTTTAACTTATTCGTATTAGCTTTGTTTTTCATAATAGTTAACTCAAACGTTCCTGCTTCATAATAATTCCACGTACATATCAAGCTTTCATAATTAGTAATAATACCGCAAAAGTTCAAAGTTAGTATTTATTATTTCTATACAATTCATCTAAACACCTACGTACTTATTTGTATAGTCTGTTATTGTTACTTTGTCCCTTGCTCCTTCAATATCTGAACTATACTTTATTAAGTTCTTTCCTACTATCAATTTAAAAAATGTAGAATTTAAATCTATATCATTATAAACATCCTTAATTTCATGCGGAGTTATTAGATTTACTGTTTCTTTGCCTTCTCTGGTGTCTATTACAAGCTTTTCACCTTCACTTATATGTCTATTTACTTGAATGTATTCTCCTGTAGTTTCATTGCTAATTCGCGGATTTTGAGCAGGTCCAAGATATTCTATTTGAATTGGTGCCTCAACGTCTCCTTTGTTGTTAATTTCCTTATAAAACGACACAATTGCAAACTTATTAGCAAGTGAAAGTGGAAATTTTAGTCCGCCACCTACAGACTTTATGTCAATATCTTGTCCTTCTGCATCCAACCAGTATGGGTCCTGACAATAAAAAGAGATAGTCGCTTTGTCGTGATTATTCTTTCTCTCGTTAAACTCTGCGCTATCTTCAACTTTTCCATATATACGATATTTCTTATAGTCATTTTCGTAATATATTAGCAACTCTCCACGTTTTCCTGTTTCCTGATTATATGTTTTAGGATTTATTATCCTGAATATTCTACGTCTTAATTCGTATAGTTTTTCTCTGTTCTGTGTTCTTATTGTTGCTTGTAGCTTGATTACTCTAGCATCTAGTAAGCTATCTTCACTATTAGCTCCATCTTGGTTTACTCCGTTGAGATTTCTGACTTGTCGCTCCAGGATGTCCTAGACCTTCTATATGACTAAGCAATATATCTTCTTGCGGATTTCCAACACTATCAAATACTATACTTTCATTTAAAGCTAAATTAATTACTTCTAGTTTCTGCATATCATCACCTCTACAATCCTGCTATTTCAGCTGCCAAATTTTCACTTACATTCCTTAATTTTCTGTAAGTTTCGCTTGGCAATTCTGGGTTTTGTTCAATATAATTTTGTTGTGTTATATTTATTGTTTGACTTGCCATCTGTGGTTTATTAGTTCCAGCTTCATATTTATACAGTTCTCTATTCCATTCAGCTATTTTGTTTTCTATACCTCTATCAATAGTATTCTGTATATTCTGAATAACATTTTCAATTTTATTTGCAATTCCCTCATTTATTCCTTGTGCAAGTTTTTCACCTAAACTTTGTCCCGTTATTTCATAGGCATTCCCATAACTTTTTAAAAGATTTAATATATTCTCTTGATTTTGTTCTGCATTTATCAACATTTTTTCAGCAGTCTGTTGAGCCATGTCTACTTGTTCACTATAGTATTTTTCCAAGTCTTCGAGTTGTTTATTAAAAACTTCTTTTTGTTTCTCAACTTCATCTTCTATAGCTTGAGTCTTGTTGTCCTGTTCCTCTTTTAGTAAATCCTTTTGCTCATTTAAAGCCTCTTTCTTATCCTCTAGCGCTCTCTTATCAAGTGTTTTTTGATAATCTGCAACTAATTTGTCTAATTCTTTCTGATAGTTAGCTTTTGTTACTGCATCATGTTCAAATGCAACTAATTGCTCAAGTCTTAATCGCTTTCTTTCATATTCTGCATCTTCTTCATCTCTTGACTTTTGTTGTTCTGCTTTATCAAGTGCTTGTAATTCTTTTTCAATAGCCTCTATTTTTGCATCATATTCAGCATTTATAGCATCAATTTTTATCTTCTTAAGTCTTTCAACTTCTTCAATTTGTTTATTGATGTATTCTGTGTCTTTTTCTTGCTGTTCTTCTAGCTGTTTAGTTATAGCATTTGTTAGTTGCGTTACTGTATTATCAATACTTTCAACTCTTAAATCACGTTTTTGTTGTTCATAATCACGAATTGTTTGCAATTCTTCTCTGTAGATTGACTTTCTTTCATCTAAGCTTAACCTTTCATCTTTCATAATTTGATTTAAGTAATTTCTATGCATTGATATAATTTTGTCGTAATCTCTTGTTCTTTCTGCTGTATCATACTCAGCGCCTCGAGTATTTATCTGCTGTTGTATATATGCTTCGTAATCTTCTGTTTGTTCATCCAAAACCTCTTTTTCTTTTTGTGCTAATTCTTTATTTAATGCATATATTTTCTCTCGTAATTCCATCTTTTCGTCAGTAGTTTTAGCATACTTTCTTAGTGCTGTTTCATACATAGATATTTCTTGTTTCAAGCTAATTTGGTCCAATGCTTTTTTATGTTCAATTTCTTTTTTGTAATTATCTAGTCTTTTATTAGAATATGAGCTTGAGCCACTTGACCTAGGAGTTGTAACTGTTGTCGGTGTTATATTTGGAGTTGTATCAGGTGTATATCCTCCTATCAATCTCAAAATAGTCAACACGCTATTCAATGTAGGAATTATTTGACCATATTCTAATCCTATTGTTTGTGCTAATTCTGCCTGTTTATCTTTATCATTCGTCGCAGCTTCAGCTAATCCTATGAATGTTTGAATTGCTTGTATATTTCCTTGAATTGTTGCTTGAGAAGCATTCCACGCCTCGTCTGCTCTGGCTTGGTCTATATTTACTAAATCTTGAGCAACCTGTTCGTTTATTCCTCCCGCTGTTGCTGCTTCACTATATGCTTTTGCTAACTCCGTTTCTGCTTTTTGGTATTCTGTTGTTGTTTTATCACCTTTTTTTATTATGTTTAAGTATGTTTGCATTTGATTGGCATTAACTTTTAATTGTGCCGCTTCTTTCTGCTGAGTTTTTATTGCGTCTGTATCCAACAAGCTTTTCGCCTTTTGCCTTGCAGCTGCTTCTTCGTTTGCTTCTTTGTATTCTTTTACCATTTCTGTAACTTGTTTTGTTGAAAGTTTTCCGTTGATTTGTACTCCAGTTATTTTTTCTAATTCGTTTGACGCATTACTTATCTTGATGCTAAGTTTTGTATATTCATTTTGCAAATTTTGAGTACTCAATGAAGCTTGATGCATTCCTTCGTTAACGTTCTGTAATTTAGGCACAATCCCATCTATCTCCCACTCATATTTTGGTACAACTTCTGGAGTACTAGACTTGTCATTTTCTTTTGATTTATCTAGACTTTCTTTTTTCTTTTTTTGTTCATCTAACAATTTTAAATAGTTTTCCATTTTTTCAATGGTTTTCCCTATAGAGTCTGTATCTAATGTATCTAAATCCACCTTTTTTTGCATTATTTCATTATGTTTTTCTAATGCTGCATTATATGTGTTCTGCGCTATTTCTTGCGCTTGTGTTGCAGCTATGAACGCCGTTATTGCAGAAATTGCAGTTGCAATTATGCTTGCAATCGTCATTATTGGATTTGCCTTTACAGCTGCTGCAAATCCCTTTTCAGCTACAGTTGCCTTAAATACCGAATTAGCATATAAATCATAAGCCTTTTTAGCAGCAAGTATAACTAAACTTATCCCTCCTAAGGTTATAACAAATGCTGTTATTCCTGCCGTTGCACTTTCATTTTTTTCTATAATGCTTCCTAATCCTGAAACTATCTTTGTTTTAAGTTCTTCAAATTTAACTAGAGTTGGCTCCAATGCTTCTGTATAGGCTACTTGTGTCTCTCTTAATGCCTGATTATACTCTCCTTGTTTTCCTGCCAGTGTATCTAAATATTCCTCCATTGCCCCTGCAAATGGTGCAGCAGCTTCCATGGTCCTGTTAACATATGCTTGATTTTGTTCTTCTTCTGTTAATTTACTTGCTGTTTTTCCTAAGCTTTCCGCATATTTATCTAGCATTACAGATAAATTCTCTGTAACACCAGCACTATCTGATAAAGTAGATAGTCCTTGTTTATATCCATCACTTGCTACTTTTACGGCTGTAGACACATCATAATTTGCGTTTCTATTCTTTATTGCTGAATTAATTAAGCTACCCATTATTTGGTCTTGTTGCTCCATGGTCATATTCATCAAACTAAAATTCTTAATTGTTGCTGCTAAATCTGATTTTGTCATATACTTAGAATATTTATTCATTAATTCGCTCATGTCATCTAAATCATTTTTTGTATATTCTGCAACATCAGACAATGAACTCATTGCTTGAACATGCGTCTTGTATTCTTCGGTTGCCTCCTTCACTATGCCTATAACTTTTTTTAACGAAGCACCTATACTTACCGCCATTGCAATAAAACTTGCATCCAATCCCTTATTACTATTTTGTACTTCTTGATTGTGCTTTTCTATCTCTTGAAGTTTTTTCTTTGCTGTTTCTAGTCCTTTTTCTAGTGCTTCTGTTTTTATTCTTAAATCAATTACTAAATTTCCTATTTGTGTTTCCTTTGCTATTTTTCTCACCCCTTTTTATTCAAAATAAAAGAGCTTATCTTTCGACAAACTCTTGTGTATTTATTCAATTTATTTTATAATATTCCCATGCTCCGCCTTCCGAAGGGAGGTGAATATTTGTGGAGCAAATTATAAAACTCATCGTATTAATCTTGATATATCTTATACTTAAGATGTTTGATTAATACATATGAAAAAGACTAGAGAATAGCACTCTCTAGTCTTTTTTATGCTCCATTTGTGGAAACAATTATTAAACTCATCAATAAAGAAGAATATTCTTCTCTCTTTATTCTATTCAGATTATAACACTTTAGTTATGTTTTAGTCAAGTGATTTATTCTGCTTCGCCTATTTCTAAGCGTTTTGTTGGTTATAATTCTATTTCCTTTTTATCTGTAATACTATTTTTAAAATTTTCCATATAATTATATATACCTTTTAATGCAACTAAATCTTCTTTCATGTCAAAGCTTATACACTGTTCTTTGCCTTCTTTATTTATATATATAATTATAAAAAATCTATGAAAGTCAGTTTTGCTTCCTCCTATAAATGCACCTAATGGTCCAAGCAAGATTGCTCCACCAACAGCTCCACTTATTGAATTTTGAACCTCTTTAGATGTCTTGATATTCATATCTGTAATTTTATTTCTGGAAATCTTATATATCTGCCCTGTACTCTCAATAATTATTTCATTATAGCATAAGTGTAATGTACACTCTGAATTTTCTGCTAATGGTAAACCACATATATAATTTATTTTTGTAGAAAACTCAGAATTATATTTTTCTTTTAATTCTTCACATTCTTTTTTCTTTGTACTATTTTTAGAACCTTCTAGTAACAATACCAATAATATGCCTATTGGAAAAAATATTATCATTAAATAAAACATCTTACTTTTCCTCCTGCCACTATTTTACATTATCTTACAAAATAATACAAGAGTTAAAAATCATCTGCACTAACTGTTTCTTCGTTTGATGTTTCTGATTTGCTCAAATCGGCATATTTCTGCATAATTACACCTATTTCAGACGGATAATATTGTTCAAGTAATTCTTTTTTACTTATACCAATTTTTATGCATATTGCGATTATTTTTTGAAGCCAGCTAGAGTCAAAATCTTGCTCATTGCTGACTTCGTCTGTACGAAAAAACTTTCTAATTCGTTTAGTTCATAAAATGTTCTAATAATATCTAATAGTTCTACAGGTGTTAGCTTATTTCTTATTTTATCTTCTTCTATATCAAGTAATTTTGACAATGCTTTAAATGTAAAATCAGGAATTATAACAAACATTTTTGCAACTAGAGTCATTATATTTTCAGTTGCTAACATTTCTGACAACTTAAACGCTTCATTTTCGATTTTTAGCTCTTTTTTTAGCTCATTAATGAAATTAATAGGTAGCTCTTTTAAAACCTCTATTGCCTCAAAATATTTGCCACATGGAAGCTTTTTTACTTCAACTCCATGTACAACTTGTGTTTTTGGTAAACTTAATTTTTCACTTACTTTTGCCATGTTTCCTCCTTTTAAAATAAAATTAAGGAGAGTATTACTCTCCTGCTGTTACTGGTGGTATTGTATCTAACCACGATAAGTCTGCTGCTGTTTCTGTGTCTTTGATATCGTAAAACATTCCATCACAACTTCTATCTAAGAATTTTCCTGATATCTCTACTCCACCCTTATTTCCATTACCTTTTGTCTCTAAATCCATTTTAATTTTTGAAACTTTAAATCTGTATTGTCTCCACATTCTATAATTGCCATCAGCCAATAATCCCCTGTAAGAACAAGCTAGTTCTGGAGCAACATCTCCTTTTTTGAAGCTGTATTCTTTAGTTGTCTCATCATAAGTTCCACCACGAAGCTTTGCTCTTAATTCGTTTGATAATTCTGCAACTGTAATTGTTACATCTTCACCTGTTACGTCTGTATCTATATCCCATATTCCGTCATCTGCTTTTACTTCATCCTCTGTAGACTGTTCGTCTTTTGACATTTTTTGTGCAGAAATTACAGGTATTCTTTCTCCCACTTTGTAACTAGTCTCTGTATTTTCTAGTATAGGAAATATACTAAATTTACTAAATCCTTTTAAGTATTTTCTTGCCATATTAAATGACCTCCTTTATAATATTTCTTCTTTTTCAAAACGCATTGTTTTATGATGTTTCATTGCGCCTTGCTCATATAAATCAAGAGCCAAAGTTCTTGAAAACCCTAGCTCTCTCATTTTTTTATTTACTTCTATTGCAAGCTTTGAACATTCGCTTGGCATATCGCACCAAGTATCAACCTGAATAGCAATATTGCTGCTATATTCTTCATCATCTGCTCCACTTGCTTCTGAATTATCTAATTCGTAATAACTTATTAGTTTTTTACCTTTTGCCCATTTTTCAGGATAAAAATAAGAAACCTCAACATTTGAGATTTCTTTTAATCTTTCATATATTTGTGGTTTTAAATTTATCATTTCTTGCCACGCTCCAATTTTCTTATATCTTGCTCTACTGACTTAATTACTTCTTGTTCTACTTCTCCTGTATTTTTAGCATGTAAATATACAGGTGTAAGATATGGTTGTGCAGGTATACCTTTCCAGTCAGCTTTATATGATATACCTTCTGGCCTATCAATATTACTTTCTGCTCCTCTTTGCCCTGTTCCAAATTCTTGATATGGTGCATGTCCACAATTTGTATATACTTTACAATTTATTTCATCTCCATTTATTTCTCCATTTTCTTTTATAGAGTTTCTCAATTCTCCATCTTTAACAGGTGCTAAGTATTTGGCATTCTTTTGAACTTTCTTCATACCTCGTCTGCCACCCTTTAAGCAAGATTGTTTAATACTACCACCTAACCCGTGATAAAGTTGCAAGTAGTTCGTCCAATCCCTCTACACTAGACATCTCCATCATTCCTCTCAACTAATATTGTAAAATGACTGTCACCTGGAATTACAGACTTCACAATATATTCTCTTTCAGTAAATTCTTTTTGTAATTGCTTATGCGTATATTGCTGTAATTCTTCGTGAGAATATCTTGATAAGAATAAATTGCTAGGTTTCATATCAGCATATACTAATATGTCTCCCTCTTTAGCAATTGTCTTATCACAGGTAACTATTGCGCTTGCATCTATTTCTTGACCATATTCTTTTTGAATATATTCTCTTGTAGCAAACTGAAAATTCCCCTTAAACTCATCAAGTTTATCTTTCTTTCCATTTCTGATTGTAGAGCCTTCATCATCTGTTATTTTTCCAGATGACCATATTTCTATGTCTTTATCGTAGAAAGTATCTACTATTGCCTTTTTAAACTCATCAGGTATTTTCATAACTACCACCTTATCTTCCTGTAAGCAATTAAACTATCCATATTTCTATCAAGAAACTGGTTAGCATTTTTAGACACCGTTGCAGTTCCTCCTGTTGTTTGAAAATTCACGGTTTGCTCTCTATCCTTAACACTAGATACTTCTTTTTTTCCTTCTAATATTCCATTTTCATTTAATTTATACTGTTCAATCAAAAACTCTTGTATAAGTGAATTTAGACGTTCTGGTATAATTACTATATGACATCTATCTAATATTTTATCTGTTATATTGTTTTCACAAAATTCTAAGTAGCTATCTAATTTTTCATCTTGTATATCTAATATTTCTTTTACTTTATTTACGTTATCTGACATAGTTAATACCTCAAAAGAAGCTAACTATTTGTCAGCTTCTTCTTTCTTTTTAGTAATCTTTTTTTCCTCTTTATAAGGTATGTATCCTCTTTCTTTATAGATAGTTTCATATGCTTTTTCAGTAGCATTTATAATGTGCTTATCTTTAATATATCTATTCATATATTAAGCACCTGCCTTTGGAACTACTGCACAGAAAGCCTCATCTTTAATTGGTAAGTATGCTAATCTCATTGTAGCTTTAATACCAATTAAATCTTGTTCAGCAAGTGAAATTGGTTTTCCATCTTCATCAACAGTTCCTTCTAGAGTAGCTTCTTTTAAAATTTCATACTCTAAACTATCTCTTATTCCTACTAAAGATTTATCCCAATCTGCACCAATTATTTCTGCCTTAGTTTTATCCCAAGCTCCATTTCTTGAAAATTCGATTGGTTGTGAATAAAATTCTTTTCCATTTACTCCATCAGCAAATAATTGATTTCCATTAGAATCTCTTAATTTTCTTAGAGAATTTTTAATTCCTACTTTAGCGGCAAAACCATTAACATCATATCCTGCTTCTTCTACTAATGCCATTGCATCAGATACATCTAAATCTAAAGTTCCATTTGTTCCAATTTCAATTTTATTTCCACTTGTTTCAATACATTTCATAATATTACTTGCAAATGGTGATTGTGTACCAAATATTGCAGCAGCGTCAATAGCTTTATAAAATGCTTCTGCAATACTTTCTTTTAATTCATTAAATACATCAATAGTTGTATCTTTTAATTTTTCCTTAGTCACAGGAATAATCACAGCTAACTTCTTAGCTTTTAGCTCTGGATAAATCCATCCTGCTTTTGATGTTTGGATTCTTTCTCCTTCTCCAACCCAGTAAGCTCCTGCTCCCTCTGTCATAACTGGTATTTTCTTTGTATCACTTTCCATTTGTGATACTTTTGAAAGTCTTAATATGCTAGAACCTCTAGCAATGTCTTTCATAATTTCTGTTGCTTGTTCTACAGGCACAAATCCTGTTAACTCATCTTTTAAATAACCCATTTTACATTCCTCCTTCTTTTTGGGTAAAATAAAAAGACGTTTATTTACGTCTTAAATTTTTCTTGATTGATTTTCTTTAATTATTCCAACAAAATCTGTTGCTCCAGTATTATTATTTTCATTACCACCTGCTGGAGTATAGTGGTATGGCTGTTGTCCACTTTGTTCTGTTTCTCCAAATAAATCTTTGTAAGTTTCCTTATTAGATTTTATTTGCTCTTCAATTCCAGAAACTACATTCTCGCCTTTTTCATCTAATAATATTTTAGATAAATCAAACTTTCCTAATAGTAATTCTGGATGTTTAGCTTTTTCGTTGTATAATGCATCTTTTATAGCCATCTTTTTTATCATTTCTGATTTTTCTTCGTTATGTTTATTTTCAAGATTTTTCTTCTCGTTTTCATAAGCATTTATTTTAGCCTGTAAATCTGCATTGTCTCCATTAGATTTTTTCAAATCTTTAATGGTATTATTCGCTGTTTCTAGCGATGTCTGTGTATTGTCTAAATCCGTTTTTAATTGATCGTATTTTGCTTTCGCAATAAACTCTCCGCCATTTACATTAGCAATACTTACTTTTTTGTCCTTATCGGCTTTCTCGTTATAAGAACTTACATTGTCTTTAACTTGATTATACAAGTCTGTTCCTAAAATTTCTTCTAAAAACTCCATTGGTATTTCTCCTTTTCTGTTGCTATTTCTGCAACTATATAATTTACCTTTTCAGGCATAAAAACAAGACGTATTTCTACGTCTTTAATTTTGTATGTAGGTTAGGATTTGCACCTAACATAACAACTATAACTTTACGAACTTTCTATTACTGGCATTTACTCACCTTCTGTTTATTAGACAGCTGTCGTCATCTTACGGTTAAGCGTCTACAATTACAACAGGCTTATTTTTCCTGTGTTTTACCACGTTTGTCAGCACGTGTCTATTCCGCCACTGCATACTTTATAATTTTAAAATATTAATAACTATTCATATATTCCAATTTTTTTCAGCCTTCCATTTTCCTTATCAAAAAACAACCATGCCAAAAAACAAGCATATCCTTCTACATTTTTTGTTCCTTGCTCTAAAGTCATGATATTAAAATTCTCTAAGTCATAGTCATTGCAATCTTCTTTATTAATAAAAAATTCTATTTCATTTTTCTTTAAAATTCCTTGTATTGTCTCAAAATCATTCATTATATTTCTCCTTTTGCTACTCCTTAATCTTCAATATCTGGATTTTCATCCCAAAAACTTGTATCGTATTCTTTATTATTTTTAATGCATTCATTCAATTCTTTTAATAATTCTTGTTTAGTTCCCTCAAATTGTGCAAGAGGAAAACCTTCTGGAAATATTTCTTCATACTCATCTAATTTTTGTTCTACTTCTTTGTCTAAAATATCATAATACATATAGTAACCTCCTAATAAGATTATTGAACTCTTTAAAAGTATTTGGTAAGTATTCTTGGAACAGTTCTAATTGTTTTATATCATTATTCCCTGCCATTGTAAACATTTGTGCAAATATTTCTTTTTCCAGTTTGCCTGCCTTTTTCCAATATTTCTTTTCATGTTTATATCTACCTACTACTTTATTATTTGTCATGCCTCCTACTATATCGCTTAATTCTCTATAGCTACTATTATTCTTTATCAGCGTTTTGTATATATCTTGATGTTTTAAAACATTATTTTTATCTAATTGTATTGCTTTTATAAAAGAATCAGTAGATGATAGCCATTTATTATTGTAATCTACAGCATGTCCAATTTCATGTATCAAAGTACGCTTATCATAATTTTCTTTTAAAACTATATTTCCTTTTCTATGATATGCTTTGTTGCCACCTAATTTTATTGATTGTATATTTGTATTCAATGCTATGTTTCTTATATTATCATTTTTAAATGATTTATTGATGATTCTTACTTTTTGTTCTGTAATATCTTTATATTGAATTTTTTGTCTTTTATTGAATAAGTTATCTATGATTCCTTCTTCTTTTTCTACATATTTATTATACCACTCATGATATGTCATGTCTTGTGGAACTAATATGCTATTTCCATTTTCATCTCTTGCTCGTCTTTGTAGTCCTTCTATTACATCATCATCAAATACTGCTACTGTTGTGCATCTATCAAAACTATGAACGGGTGGACAATTCTTTCCGTGGCTTTTTGTCTTTCACATTAAATACTTTATTGTCTAATTTTGCACAATGCTTACACGTTCTTTTATCTAACGTTGCAATAAATCTATATTTCTCGATGTCTAGTTCTTCATAGGCTAACATTTCGCTTTCGTTTGCAAAATGATTTACTTCTGTTCTTACAAGCCTTGTTGCATTAAATAATCCTACATTCATATATTCTGATAATTCTTTACTTATCTTTGCTATCGATTTGCCACTCATATTATCTGCAGTAAATTGCGTTTTCATATAATTAGACAGTTTTTGTTGATTATTCCATATTCTTTTTGAAAAGTTAGATGCTGTAGCTAATGGGTTTGGTACCCAATTTTCATTAAGCATTAGGTTTATTGTCCTATTGTCTATCTGTGCAAAACTAAAACCTAATCCAGTTCCTTTTTGTATATCGTATATGTTGTGATAATAGCCTTCTTTTATTGTGTCTACATATCTTATTTTAGTTATATCTTGTTCGATTTCTGCTAGCTTGTTTATTTCTAAATCTATGTTTTGCTGTAATGCTTGATAGCGACTAATTCTGTACGAATATGCTGGTGCATTGTATTTTGCAAGCAATTTCTTTTTTATGTTTTCATTTGTTATGTCATTGTTGATTACTTCTAGTAGATTCTTATAATATTGTTCGCTTTCTCTTTTATTTAACAATTGTATTAATGTCTGCTTATCTAAAGCTGTATCTTTAGCAAAATTTTTAAATATATTGCTTATTTCTTTGTTAATATTTTTCGTTGCTTGTTCATAAGCTTTAATTAATGAATTTATTGTATCTTCTGTTCCTTTTTCAAGTCTTTTCATCAATTCTGTGCTTCTACCGTTCCCAATAGCCTTGTGGTTTTCTTGCCATCTAAACCACCTCTAATCGTTTATAAGTTTTCTTCCGACATATTGGACAGTAGTTTATTGATATTTCGTTTAAAAGTACTCCAAAATTTTTATCGTTTTTATTACCTATTATTTGTAACGTACATTTTATATCATTTGCTGCTACTCTATACCCATTTATCGCTTTTCCTCTATCTTGACAACAATAGCATTTGTTTTTATTCTTTGTTTTCTTCTTTAATAATTTTTGAAACATGTTTTATTCTTCCTCCTCTTCGTTATGATTATTGTCAAATCCACCTGCATTTACAAATATCTCTTGTTGTCTTTTTTGTGCTTCTTCTTTTTGTGTTTTTAATTTCTTCAGTTCTTCTTCTGGATTTTCTACCCAAGGATGATTTTTTGCTATTGTCTCATCTGATATTGTCTCGTTTGCTTTGCTTTCATTTGCTATTTGTGCATTTTCTAAATCGTTACTTATCATATTTCTTGTCCATGTTTGTGTTATTGTTTTTGTTTTCCAGTCTGCAATATTCAAAAACTTCATTATTGCTCTAATCAACTTATTAAATCCTTTTTCAAATTCTATCTGTGTTAGTCCCGCTTTTAATTCTAACTTTCTATAAAAGAATTTTAATGCTACACCACTTGCGTTTCCAAAATCTTCATTGTCTTGTTGCAGAGCTTGTCCACTTTCATATATTTGTTTTTTCAAAATCTCTAGTATACTGTTTCTCGCCTCTACTGGTATTTCAATAGATAATGTTTTTAGTCCTCCGTTTGTTCTGCCATCAGCCCCTGTTTCTGTTTTTACTGTTTTAAATCTTTTAAGTTGTCCTAGAAATTCTTTTAAATCTTCTCCACCATAATTTTCGAGTATATATATAAGCTGTTGTATATCTTCTAAATCGTTAGCATATCCACTCATTACTTTGTCATGTATGTCTATTAAGTCTTTATACTTTTTTAAGTCGCTTATCATATTTCTATTATTTTTGAACTCAATAAAAGGCACTTCTCCTAAGCTATGCTCAAATGCTTCGTATTCTTCTGGCATGTATGTAAGTCCTGTTCCTGACAAATTACCTTTGAATTTATACTTTTCGCAATGTTTATTATCCCAAAATTCAAAGGTAACATAAGTTTTTATATTATATCTCTCATCTTCCTCAACTACTTCATAATACCTATAAAAACCTATTAATTTCTTTTTTAATTTTCCATCAAACTTAGGTATACATTGCTCTGTTTCTACTGTTGCATATTGAAAAATATTCTCATCGCTGTCTATCCAATAATGCAGCCATCCAACCTTATTGTTTGTTGCATTAGTACACAGGTAAGCACTTTCGCTTTTAAAGTCATCTCCTAAAGCTTCTGTTA